TACTACAGCAGAGATTCAAGAAATTCTGATTAAGTCGGCTAGTGACTTGATTGACCTTGAGCACCCTAATTATCAGTTCGTTGCAGCACGATTGCTTTTGTTTGCACTTCGTAAGCAGTTGTATGGTCGTATGAGAGAGTTTCCTTCTCTGTCTGATCACATTACTAAACTTGCGTATGATGATGTCTATGATAAAGATATCTTCACTAAGTATTCGATTGAAGAAATTAAGAAAGCAGAAAGTTTCATTGATAATGATCGTGACTTTCTGTTTACATATGCTGGTTTAAGGCAGGTTGTAGATAAATACCTAGTACAGGACAGATCATCTGGAGAGGTCTTTGAGACTCCTCAACAGATGTATATCATGATTGCTCTGACTATCTTTGCTGAGTATCCAAAGGACACTAGGATGTCCTATGTCAAGAGGTATTATGACGCAATCTCCAAGCATCGGATCAACATCCCAACGCCAATCATGGCAGGGGTCAGAACACCCATTCGTCAATTTGCATCTTGTGTTCTCGTTGATGTTGATGACACCCTCGATAGTATCTTTAGCAGCGATATGGCTATTGGCAGATACGTCGCACAAAGGGCTGGTATCGGCATTAACGCAGGCAGAATCCGTGGTATCAACTCTAAAATCAGAGGTGGAGAGGTACAACACACAGGCGTTGTCCCCTTCCTTAAAAAGTTTGAAGCAACTGTCCGATGCTGCACACAAAACGGCATCAGAGGTGGTTCTGCTACAGTTCACTTTCCTATCTGGCACCAAGAGATAGAAGATATCATTGTCCTTAAAAACAATAAGGGCACAGAAGATAATCGCGTAAGAAAACTTGACTACTCAATCCAGATTTCAAAACTTTTCTACGAACGTTTCATTAAGGATGAAGAGATTAGCCTCTTCTCACCACATGACGTACCAGGTTTGTATGATGCTTTTGGTACTGATTCATTTGACAGTCTCTATGTGGGCTATGAATCGGATGAGTCTATTCCAAGAAAAACTATCGGAGCACAGAAACTAATTCTTGATATTCTCAAGGAGAGAGCAGAGACTGGTCGTCTTTACCTGATGAACATCGACCACTGTAACTCTCACTCTTCCTTCAAGGATAAGGTGAATATGTCTAACCTGTGTCAAGAGATCACTCTGCCTACCGATCCTATCAACCACATTGATGATACTGCTGGTGAGATTGCCCTGTGTATTCTGTCTGCCATCAATGTCGGTAAACTGAAGTCTCTTGATGAAGAACTTGAGGATCTGTGTGATCTGTCTGTCCGTGGATTGGAGGAATTGATTGACTATCAAGGATATCCAGTTGCTGCTGCAGAACGCGCTACGAAGGCACGTAGATCGCTTGGAATCGGTTTCATTGGTCTCGCACACTATCTTGCCAAGCTGGGTTACAAATATGATTCCCAAGAGGCATGGGATGCAGTTCATGGACTTACTGAATCGTTCCAATACTACCTGCTGAAAGCATCCAACCAACTTGCTAAAGAGAAGGGTTGGTGTGAAGAGTTTGGTCGCACCAAGTATGCGGATGGTATCTTGCCAATTGATACATACAAGAAGGATGTAGATGAGATCAGCAGTATCAAGTATGAGCATGATTGGGAGGGTCTTAGACAGTCTATCCTGGAGCACGGCCTCCGACACAGCACTCTGTCCGCACAGATGCCTTCGGAGAGCAGTTCCGTTGTGTCAAACGCAACCAACGGAATCGAACCACCTAGAGACTACCTGTCCGTTAAAAAATCCAAGAAGGGCCCTCTCAAGCAGATTGTCCCTCAATATCATTCTCTTAAGAACAATTATACGCTTCTTTGGGATATGGAGTCCAATCGTGGTTATATTAATATTGTTGCTGTAATGCAAAAGTTCTTTGACCAAGCAATTTCTGGTAACTGGAGTTACAATCCAGAGAACTATCCAGATAATGAAGTCCCAGTGTCCGTGATGGCACAAGACTTTTTGACTACATATAAGTACGGTTGGAAGACTTCCTACTATCAGAATACAAACGATCTTAAGTCTGATGAAGTTCAGGAAGAAAACAATACCAAACTAGATAATTTGCTAAATGAGTTAGAACAAGCCGAGGAGGGAGAGTGTGAATCCTGTGCAGTTTAAGATTTCGTCAATGGATCAACCAGCATCCGTGAAAACTGTTGAAGGCATGACTGTCTTCAATACAGAACAAGTAAACACTAAAAAGCAGCCAATGTTTTTTGGCAAACCTCTGGGAGTCCAGAGGTACGATTCCTACAAGTATCCTGTTTTTGATAAACTTACAACACAACAACTGGGATACTTCTGGAGACCTGAAGAAGTGTCACTCCAAAAAGATCGTGGAGATTATCAGACACTTCGCCCCGAACAGAAACACATCTATACTTCCAACCTGAAGTATCAGATCATGCTTGATTCAATTCAAGGTCGTGGGCCTGGAATGGCTTTCATTCCTTACTGCTCCTTACCTGAACTTGAAGCATGTATGGAAGTTTGGGGATTTATGGAAATGATCCATAGTCGTTCATATACTTACATTATCAAGAACGTATATTCAGACCCATCAGAGGTCTTTGATAAGATTGTAACTGACCCACGTATTCTGGAGCGTGCTAGCAGCGTTACAGAGTCATATGATGATTTCATCAGTAGTGCCCAAACATGGGGCAATGGTAGCATGTGGCAGGCAGACTTTAAAGATTCACCATCAGCACAATGGGAGATCAAAGATGTCAAACGCAAACTCTATAGAGCAGTCGCCAACGTTAACATTCTTGAGGGTATTCGGTTCTACGTTAGTTTTGCTTGTAGTTTCGCCTTTGGTGAACTTAAGCTTATGGAAGGATCCGCTAAAATCATTAGTCTTATCGCAAGAGACGAAAACCAACACCTAGCAATCACTCAGAATATTCTGAATAAGTGGGCGCAGGGTGATGATCCTGAAATGAAACAAATCATGAAGGAAGAAGAAGAGTGGACATATGCTGCATTTGATCGTGCTGTAAATGAGGAAAAGCGTTGGGCAGACTACCTGTTTAAGGATGGATCGATGATTGGCCTCAACGATAAACTTCTGCAACAGTATGTGGAATGGATTGCAAATAGAAGACTCAAAGCAATTGGACTGAAACCAGTCTATGATATTGCTGCTAAGAACAATCCGCTGCCTTGGACGCAGCACTGGATCTCTTCTAAGGGTCTCCAGGTCGCTCCACAAGAGACAGAGGTTGAATCATATGTTGTTGGTGGAATTAAACAAGATGTGAAAAAGGACACATTCAGTGGTTTCCAACTTTAAATATTGCTAGATAGGGGAGGTAATACTCCCCTTTTTTTATGCCTAGAAACGAAGTAACAATTGCAGAACTTAAGACTAAGTTGGAGCGATTAAAGAATGACCTTTATTGGGAAGAACATAAGTACGGATCCGAAGCAAGAGGGCTGGCACATAAATATCTGAATAAAGTATTTGATATTATTAATGAGTATCGATTATGAAAATCCCTGGCTTTTTGAAGGACAACCTTTTTTATCTGAAAGTATTGGCGATAAGTTCGGTTTTGTCTACCTCATTACAAATCTACAAAACGGTCGCAAGTACATTGGAAGGAAATACTTCTGGTCATTTAGAACTCCAAAAGGTAAGAAACGAAAAGTAAAGCAAGAATCGGATTGGAAAAAGTATTATGGGTCTTGTCCAGAACTTAAGGAAGACATTATCAAATACGGCAAACAAAATTTTAGTAGAGTTATTATCAGCCTTCATAAAACGAAGGGCAAAACTAATTTTGAAGAAACCCGACAGTTATTTGGAAACAATGTCCTCACCGAATCCCTTGACGAAGGAGTGCCCGCCTACTACAATAGCAACATCCTCAGTAGGTACTACCGAAAAGATTATTATGGAAAAGACGACTGAAGAAAACATCAGTGACATCAAGGATTGGGCCTTGGAGCGCATTGGAGAGATTCATGAACTGGTCTCTATTCACCAGCATGATGCAGGACAACTAGACGATGCCTATGCCATCTACCAGGAGTTCGCAGAGTGGATTGAACCAGAGGGTGAAGAGATTGACCTACTCTACCTAGAGTAGTCTTACAGAGCGTTCTAGAGGGGTCTAACGACTCCTCTTTTTTTATGCTTGACAATACTCTGAATCATAAGTAGAATCTGGCTTGTCCGGTTCCAAGGGGAGCTATAAGTATTACTTAAGCTCTTTACAAAAATAGGAAGAACCTTTATAATTAGTTCATCGGGTAGGTGTCCGAGTGGTTAATGGAGGCGGACTGTAAATCCGCTGGCTCTGCCTACGGGGGTTCAAATCCCTCCCTGCCCACTTGACAATCACTACTACATCTAGTATGATTATCTCATGACTCAGTAGCTCAGTTGGATAGAGCAACTGCCTTCTAAGCAGTCGGTCGTAGGTTCGAGTCCTACCTGAGTCGCTTGACAATCTATCAACCACCTGATATGATTGTCTCATGGGCATCAAGAGAAACCACCACCACCTCTTCTCTTGTGTAAGTCCCGCACTGCGGAGTTAGTTCAGCGGTAGAACGCTATCCTTCCAAGTTAGATGTCGTCGGTTCGATTCCGATACTCCGCTCTTGTCCTTTTTCATTATGGACCCAATAAAAATCTTATTATTGATAGGTGAACTTGAGGGGTGCTATATGCACACCAAAAGATTGGGTTTTGAAGAGGACAACAAAATTCTTGATGATATGAAGAAGAGATATTATAAACTCTACTTTAAACTCAAGAAAGAACAAAAAGATAATCCTCTATAGCACAATCGGTAGTGCGCGAAGCTGTTAACTTTGAGGTTCTTGGTTCGAGTCCAAGTGGAGGAGTCTGCCCGAATAGCTCAGCGGTAGAGCACCTCCTTTACACGGAGATTGTCGGGGGTTCGATCCCCTCTTCGGGCATATTGATAATTGAGTATGGAATACTTATTTAATACAAATTTTTATATCAAATTCAAAGCACCTAATAGCAAAGAATTTAATGACAAGATAGAAGAAATATCACTTGATGGAATTGATAATGATAGATTTGCTTGGAGTGGTTCTTGTCTTGTAGATAAGATTCCTCTGTATTGGACTGATTGGTTGGATCTTTATATTCCAAGTTTAGATCTTCTCTCAAAAGAACTTAAGTATATGGGTGGATATAATATATTGGATCCTTGGTTAAATGTATATTCCAGAAATTATCACCAAGAAGTTCATGATCATTATCCAGCAGATCTTTCTTGTGTATACTATCCTGATGTTCAGAAAGACTTTTCTCAATTCTATTTTAGAGATAGATATAATAATGATTTGCCCCGAAGACTTCAGACAGTTTTAAATTATAGAGACGCTTGGGTGGTTACTATTGAACCTGGAGATATGTTATTTTTCCCTGGCAATATGCTTCATGGAGTTACTCCACATAAATCTGACAAAGTTAGGAAGACATTATCTACAAATATAGACCTTGTTTTTGATTGATAAATAGAACACTTACATCCTGTATTATGATTATCGTAAGATGCAAAGAATGCAACACAGAATTAACTAGTACAAATAAAGTACAAACCTGTGGATGTCCAAATCAAATGAATCTTGTCAATAACAAAGTTGGAGCTGTTGACTTAGATAAAGTTGTTATGGTATCCTATGATAGAGAAGTAAAAATTGATAGTGTTTTCTCTCGCGAAGAACTTGCTTATCAAGAACAAAGGAGAAAGCGTAAAGTTCGTAGATTAGACTTTGAAGTTCGTTAATGCTTAGTTTCTGGATTCACATAATAGCATTCTTCCAAGTGGTTGTAATGAATTGTATTCAACCTGTTAATTGGAAGTATTGCTATAGAGTGGATCAATGGTTGATTCCAGATTTGATAGAAGGTTATCAGATTTGGACTCAACAAAAACATCCTTATCAAAATGAAAAGGATTATCTGGAGAGTCAATCCGATAGGTGACGGAACCGCTCTTGAAAAGCGTCGAGGTGTTAAAGCCCTTGGGAGTTCGATTCTCCCACTCTCCGTTTTCTTTAATAAACATTAAGAATTTGTGTAGCATCTATATACAATTATATGGAGCTCACGAATGACCTTCTTTTATTTGCTAATGCTGACAATTATTGCATTAGTTGCTTTTGCTGGGTATGATGCTACTATAAGGTTGGTCCAATTCATTGATCTCCAAATTCGTTATGCTTGGATAAGAGTTCAAATGAAGTGGATGGAGCAGAAACTTAGAAGGAGACTTCTTAAGGATACTGCCGACTATAAAAGTTTTCTCAAGGAGTACAAGAAGAATGACTGATGATCAATCATCTTTGTCATCTGATAATAAAACTTGTCCTAAGTGTGGGGCTACCTGGATAGGGGGACAGCACTATTGGTCTGGAACTGGTAAGTTAGGAAATGAGTTAGACCTTGCTGGATTAGTTTGTAATAGTTTTGGTGACGAAACCTGCATAAATCCTTGCAAAGGTTTGGATGGTGGAGTAACCTGGAAAGATAGAATGATAAGTTTGGGAAAACTTGAGGATGAGTCACAGAATGACCAAGATCAATCCTGAGGATTACATCACTAAAGAAGAAGTGCAGGAGATGATTGATGATGCAATACGCCGACATAATCGTAATGCTTCAATTATCAGTATGTGTGTTGGGTGGGTTGTTCTTGCACTTTTTGCTGAGGGTCTGCTTCGACTCATTGGAGTAATTGATCCTCTGTTTCCCTGGTTAAAGATTACCCTATAAAAGTAAATGGATCCAGACGAAAAAAGAGAATTTTATAAGTCATTACGGGAAAGAATTAATCAACTTAGAATGGGCCATTTGTTTGAAGAACCATGTCCCATGTATGAACCTGAATGGGATGAAGATCTTTGGGATTGTAGATTAACTTACGATTACGATGAAGAGGAAGAACAATGAAACCAGTAATTCTCATTGCTTGTTTTATGCCATTAGCATTGATCTGGATTATTATGAAACTTTCGCTGTGGATTTCAGCAGTTAACGATGAGCAGAAGTATGTCCGAGCAGAATCACTCAAACCACACGGACCTTATTTGGAAAACCCATATGAAGACGTTGATGAGGAGGAAGAGGAATATGGAGATCGCACAGACTATCGATAAGGCCCTTGATGAGTATTACTCTGAGAGGGGCCTACCAGTTCCACAATGGAGAATGAAAAAAGATCCTGATTGGTGGAAAGAATACTTACGCGAATTGGAGAATGATGATTCATAAAATTGCACACTTTGCTGCTTGGACTTTAAATAATCCATATACACTAGCACCTATGTGTATAGCACTAGTGTTTGTTCCTATTCTGGGTATCTGGGCAGTTCACAAATACAACTGGCAGCACTGGGCACCATTTGACAAGGGACACAAGAAGTAGTATAATTATTACACAGAGGACTTGAGACGTTCCAACCAAAGGTGCCCAGCGGTTCGGATATACCGAAACCCTGTAGTTGGGAATCATCCCCCTTTGGATATTCGGGGGGGACCCCTGTCTTACTCCGGTGTGAAACTGTCAGTATACTGGGTGTAGCGCCCACATAGTATACGGATAAGTCCATCGTTAACGGAATGTAGCTCAGTTTGGTAGAGCACTCGCTTTGGGAGCGAGGGGCCGTAGGTTCAAATCCTATCATTCCGATTGTCTAAATATGACAACGATGAATTTTTATTCTGTGGAATACTGGCAAGAGAACTGGGATTCGCTGATTGCAAGAGTAGAAAATGGTGAGACAATAGGAATAGAAAATATAACAACAGGCGAGAGAGCAGTAATGATACCAGCGGATGATGAACTCATACGCATGTATATGGAAACCAACAATGAAGCTCCTTGAGGGAATGTCGCATATTGGTTAATGCGCTCTGCTTATAACGGAGTCAATCGGGTTCAATTCCCGACATTCCTACCAGGGGGATTAGCAATCTGGTGAATGCACCGAACTCATAATTCGGCTGAGGTGGGTTCGATCCCCTCATCCCCCATTGACAGTTCTCTGTCAAACCCTTATAATACTAAGGTCAACACACAAAACAATGACACTGACTAGTAAGTTCAAGAAAGACATTCAAACCCTTCGTGGTGCTGTAAATGGTGACTTCTTCCTGGATGTGAAGAATCCGAAACTTCTCAAAAAGGTCCGTCGTTATTATGAAAATGAAGGAGTCGTCTTCTCTGGCGACCCCCTTGATGATTATGATATTCTGATCGAGCAAGTTGCCGCTGATCTTGAATCTGTGGAGGTAGCGTGAAGATTCTTCTAGAACGCTTCCCTTATCGATATGTTGAGTCTGGCACACTAGAAATCAATGGTATGCCAGACTACCGCATTCAGAAAGCAGATAGTTGGACAAAGCGTTATAAGGACATGTATCTTCTTGATAATCAGATGCAACTTCTGACTGCTATAGAAGATTTTGAATACACGAAATGGCTAGATCCAGATCGTGTTCCTTGTTACATTAAAGACGAAGTTTCGTCCGACATGGAGAGTCGTTAAAAACCCTGGTCGGTGAAGGAACCCCTTCAATCCCGAAGTCACGGATGGACTATAACAGTACTGGTGGAGTCATAAGACCCTCTAAAAACTAAATAAACACAGAGTTAATTCATTAGTAACATGGCAACAAAAGGAACGGCAGCAAAGTCTGCAAGTGGTGCATCGATGTCAAAATATGATGTTGAAGTAGAAGAAAGACTTCAGAAACTTGAAGCAGCACTAGGTGGCGGTGGAGAAGTAGATGGAGACAGACTCGCAGCACTTGAAGCTAAGGTTGAGGACCTAATCCAAAGATTGCAAAGAAAACTGAGTTTCTGAGTTTCTTGTTTCTTCTAAAAGCAAGTGGTGCGGATGGGATAACTCCCGCCCTGTTTCTTGCTTCAGGATAAAAAGCAAGTGGCGAGCCTGCAAAGACCTATAAAGACCCTTGACAACAAGGGTCTTTTTTAGTATCATATATAAGAAGAAACTTTTTAGATAATGTCTGAATATAAAAAAACAGCACTGGTGCTTGGTGCTGGTGGATTTATTGGAAGTCACATGGTCAAACGACTACGCGCAGAAGGATATTGGGTTCGTGGAGTTGACCTAAAGCATACTGAGTTTTCTAAATCTGAAGCAAACGAATTCATCACAGGCGATCTTCGTGATGTGGAATTTGTTCGTCGTGTCCTTCGTTTCAAAGGGGACCAAGGAAACTTCTATAATTCTGTCCCTGATAGATATCATCTCGCTTTTGATGAGATCTATCAGTTTGCAGCTGATATGGGTGGTGCAGGTTTTGTTTTCACTGGAGAGAACGATGCGGACATCATGCATAACTCTGTCACCATCAACTTGAATGTTCTTGAGGAACAGCGTAAGTTTAATGAGGTTGTAGGAAATAAGACAAAGATTTTCTACTCTGGTTCTGCTTGCATGTATCCAGAGCATAATCAACTTGATCCCGATAATCCTGATTGCCGTGAAGAATCAGCATACCCAGCAGCACCAGACTCAGAATATGGATGGGAGAAACTCTTCAGTGAGAGACTCTACCTTGCTTACAATAGGAACCACGATATCCCTGTTCGCATTGCTAGGTATCACAACATCTTTGGCCCTGAAGGAACCTGGGACGGTGGAAGAGAGAAAGCACCAGCTGCAATCTGCCGTAAAGTCGCTTACCTCCCAGAGACAGGTGGAGCTATCGAAGTGTGGGGAGATGGCTTACAGACTCGTTCCTTCTTGTTCATTGACGAATGCATTGAAGCAACTCGACGACTGATGGACTCTGACTTTATGGGTCCTGTGAATATTGGGTCTGAAGAGATGGTTACTATCAACGAACTTGTAGATACTGCAGCAAAAGTATCTGGTAAGGAAGTTCAAAAGATTCACATTGATGGCCCTCTGGGTGTTCGTGGTCGGAACTCTAATAACGACCTGATTC